AAATGATAAACCAAGGTTACTTATAGTAAACTTAATGTCAAATAGTCTTGCTGATGAACTTCCTGATTGACCCCACTCATAAACATGATGAAGTGTGTCGTAACCTACTCTTGCATTTGCATCAATAAATTGCGATGCTTGTTCTGCTACCACTGGTCCAAGATTTTTAAAAAAGGCAGACTTGCCAACCTGAACACCATCAACAAATCCTAGAGAGTACTCCATAATGTTGTCCATCTCTTTACGAAACTTCTTGCTATCCATTCTTACTTTAATCATACATCTACCGCCTGATTCTCAGATCTGCGTACGACAAGGTTATAATATTCAATACCGCCAAATGGTCCTACGAATGGCTCCTGTGTTGCAATTTCAAAGATTGTCGACTTGCCTGCTCTTGGTCCTGCTGTTTCTGTGTATATATGATTGCAGTTTTTGTCACGAATATTTGTCAAAATAATGTTTGTCATTGAGTGAGGAGTATCTAAACTTGATATTCTAATGTCGGTCTTTACTCTTCCAATGAGAGATGTTTTCTGTGTAATGTTTACGTTTGGAGTAATTTCTTCTTTGCCTGCGCCACCTACAGAATTAAAATTACCAGCAATAGTTTTATCTAGAACCCAAGTCTTTTTAACATTTCCATAAACCCCTTGATCAACAATTGGGTAGTAGACATCTGCTTGCATTGGGAAGATAAAGTCTGGCTCTTCGCATATCATTAAATTATCCCTGGCTTGGTAATATTCTTAACATACTTCTCCAGTATCTTATCTACCAAGAAGTTGCCAGTACCATCAAACATTGTTTTATCAAACTGAATTCTAAACTGATCTGTATTGTATGCAGTTACATATCTCTTGTAGTAGTCTAACTTTCCACACTTAAGATCTTCAATTAAAAGTTTTGAAGCATATTCGATATCTGCAGGAACAGTTAAATATCCTTGGTCAACAACGATTGTGTAGTCATAGTTTGTAGGAAATCCAGATGCACTGTATCCATAGTATCCAAGATCTCCTCTTCCAGAAATAAGGTTTGGTCCTGTTGACTCATACCTATTTAGTTGTCCGTCATAAACTTTTTGTATTGCAGTCTTGTCTGATGTTATTGAGTAATTGTATTTGTTTGTATCTGGAGTCGATCTGTCATAGACAAGTTCGTTATTCTCATACACTTTAAATATCTTGTAGGCCCTGTTCCACAAAGGAAAATAGTCTGATCCATTACCTGTGCCAACGACTGTTATCTTTTTGTTATAAAATCCTTCGGCTACAAATGTGTCAATAATTGATCTTGCAACTAACTCTAATGTTGTGTATTCAGCAATTTCCGATGCTGTTGTTCCCAATATATTTGGATCTACATATGGCCTGATTAATTCATAAAACTCTTCGTAGATTAAAACTTCTGTCTCGCTAACAATTTTAAAAAGTTCTACTCTGTAATTATTGTCATATCTGCCAGGAAGAGAAATCTCTAAATCATCTCCTGTAGATGAATCTAAAAATTCTACTTCTTGTACTGAAAGATCCGCCATATCCGTAACTCTTGCATAAATGTCTACATCGTTGTAACCTGAAGGAACAACAAAGTTTACTGCAATTGTTTCGTATGGCGGAACTCTCAATATCTCCATGAATTACTTACCGAATTCCTTGGCAACTTCTTCTGGGGTTGCTGTGCGGATGTGCGAACGAGTTAGCCACTTTTCTGCTGCATCCTTATCAACAATGTTATAGCCACGATAGACCTTTCCTACCTCTGACCACGTAACATTCTTTGTTGAGTAAAGAGCAACTTTTTCTTTCTTTTCTTCTGGCTTTGCGCTTTTCTTTCTTGGGGCAGCCTTGACTACTGTAGTAGCACCAATGACTCCGTCTGCTACTGATCCAAGTGCCTGAACTTCTTCAGGTGCTTCGTATGCAGGTGTTTCAACAACTGCCTGAGCAGGCTCTTCTACAACTGGAGTTTCTTCAATATGTTCTTCAACTGTTTCCTCAACAACTGGTGCTTCGTAAACTGGTGCTTCAAATACTGCTTCTTCTTCAATTGGATTATTATTCATATTTTCCATGATTCCTCCTTGTTAGTATTATATCATTATAAATTATAAGGGGAGTAAGAGAATTAACTCCTACTCCCCCTAATTTTTTAGTGTTTACAGATTATGCATCTGCTGCAGCGTCTGCGTATGAGATAGCATCTTGTTCTTCCCATTGAATACCAAAGCGAACGAATACTGTATATTCTACAGTGTCCTTCTTTGGACGGTATTCACGGTTAACAGTGATGTCACGCTGGAAGCCCCATACACGGTTCTGTGGGAATGTCAAGTCGACATATCCTGCAGGGTAGTAAGGAACTTCTTGTACGTCAATTCCTAGGACACGAGTTGTACGTGCTCCACCGAATGTCTGTGCTCCACCGTCAAGATATGCTTGACGATTTGTTGGAGTACCGCCAGCCTGAGAAGCAAATGCTTCTGCGACTGCGTCTGCTAGAGTACCGTTATTCTTAACGATTCCCTGGAATGCGTCTGTACCAGCATAGAACTTCAAGTTAGACTTGATAGCACGATACTTACGTGGCATTGCAAGGATGATGTCCTGCATTACATCTGTTGTCCAGGCGTTATTAGCGACTGTTACAACTGACTCATGAGCATCTCCGTCTGTCTTTACACGGTTTACGAATCCTTCCATAATTCCAAGGAATGCATCTGAACCTGAACCTACACCATTAATGGCAAGGTCTTCGATATCATTACCAAAAGCATTTGTCATTAAACGGACAATGTGATCTTCTAGTGCTGCACCTTCGATATTATCTTCTAGTGATTCTGCAGATACTTCCCAGTCAAGACGAATCTTCTTTGTAGTCAATTCAACCTTTGAGAATGTTGCACCTGCGTTTGTGTAATCGCCAACTGCTTGCGCTGCTGCACGAATTACACGCTCTCCGACGTTTACCTTTTCGAGTTCCATTGTATTGGCTCTCATAGTAACACGACGGCCATCTTTGGCGAGGATTGTAGCATCCCACACGTAGTCGATAAAACGACGTGCTTGCTCTGGGCGGAGAATTCCGCTGCCAGCCTCACCTGAAGGATTTACTGCGTTTGGACCATCTGTAACTCCTGATAGTGCTGTTGGGATATTCCCCAAGACACCACCGTCAGTGTAATTACCTGGTACGTTTGAACCTGCATCTGATCCAGATGCGAATGCGCCCTGACCCTGATAGAGTCCTGGTGCAGTTCCGCCTAGGTTACCTGAAGTACCTGGCTGGTTCTTTTCTATATTTTGTTCCGACATATTGTCACCTCCTGTGATTTTCTAACTTAATAGATCGGCTGTTTTGAGGAAACTACCGCCCCATAGGGATTTTTCAACCGTTTCAGGTTGATTCTGTACTATCTCGCCGAGATCGCCAGACTTTCGAAAAGCAGTATCGGCTTCCACAGCGTCAACTCTCTTTCCAAATCTATCAAATTCATTCTTTGCTGCAGCAATATCTTTTGCTACCTCTGTGAATGATTCTTTTACTGTTTCAACATCAACCTTTGAAGACTTAAGCATTTCTACTTCTGCCTGCAAGGAGTTAACCTTTGAAACTAGATCGCTAAAGGCTGATTCTAGAGTGTTCTTGATTTCTACAGTTGAATCAACTGTGTCATCTGATTTAGATACTTCTGTAACTTCTTCAACTACGTCAACTGCAGGAGTCTCTTCAGACTTTGCAATCTCTTCAGATACTGGGGCTTCATCAGCCTTAACAATATCTTCTGTAGGTGTTTCAACTACTGCATCAACCTCTGGAGCGACCTCTGACTTTGTTACTTCTACTGGTGCTTCTGTTTCAATAACTTCCGCAACTGTTTCTGTGTTTTCTGTCATAGGACTTACCTCCTTGTTAATCTTAGAAGGATTAATGCCTTTAGCACTATCAACTAAGAATTTTATCATTGTTACTTTTTCACTATCCGTTTTTTCAACGAACCCTATGTTTTTCATTGGTTCTCCAGAGACTGGGCTATTCTCGGACTCATTCTCTGATACAGTAACAATTCCAGATTCTGTATCCCAAAAAACATTTTCAATTACTGTGTTGTCACCTTTTACCATATCGACTCCATCAACTTTTTCTACGGACATAATATTTGCAAACTGATTTGCTGGGGAATCTACAAGACTCAACTCAACTAAATCGTATTCTTTAATAATTCTAATTTGTGTATCTGACTTCTCATCGTAACCGTCGTCCCACTTATTCATTCTTCCGCCAATTGAAAAACCAGTAAGAGTTCCGTCTAGAACTTTTTCCCAAGTATCTTGTGCACCCTTTGAAACATATGCAGATACATAAACACCATTAAAAAACTTTTTTGAATCTGGATCAAAGTACTTCTCTGCTTTAAAATTAACCATCTTACCAACTGCTAATGGTTGGTGCATTTCTCTAATGTTGCCTCGGAATTTTGCAAACGCATCCATTGATGCTTCTGCTGTAACGATATCCATCTGCTTGTCTAGGTTGTCAAGGGATGCAAAACCTGATACGGTTCTACGTTCTTTATCCACCTTACTGAAAGGCAGAGAAAACCTTAGATTGTCACCTTCGGAATTCCAGTTGGCTTTAGAGATAGTCATGGTAGTATATATTATATGCCCCTTTTTGAGCATATCTCAATTATTGAGATGATCGCCCTTCGCCTTTTGGATTTCTTCCAGCGATAGTAGCAGAACCATCTGATTGATTGTTGGTTCTTTCAGCGTCTCTTTCACGATCTGCTGGATTATTTGCAGCCTCTGGCTTTGCAACAACTGGATCATCACCACCATCTCTTTGTGGCATTCCAAGAATAGTTCTTGCTTCATTAGGAACCATAATTTGATTCTTAACATAGCGCTCAAGGATCTGAGACTGAGCAATTTCATCAGTAAGTGTAAGTTCGTTGAACTTGAAATCTAGAATATCTGTCTTTTCACGAATGATCTTATTGATCATCTTGTTTAACTTATCCTGTGCTGGTCTTGAAACCTGCTCCTTAAATGTTCTATCCTGTGCTAATGCTGCTGCGATGTTTGACGAATCTCCCCCGCCAAGTTTAGACAATGGAACTTGGTGAGCAACAAGAATGTCATCACGGTTCTGCTTACGATATTCTTTAAATGATCCTTCTTGAATTCCGTTTTCAATTGGTTCCATCTTGAACTCAACCTTATTGCCATCTGAATCTCCTGGCAATGGGATGTATAGAGTTCTATGATTTTGACCTTTAAGTCCTGTCTGCAAGAATCTAAACATCTTGTCTTCTGCCTCTGAAGATAACTTTGCACCCTTAAGAGTTACAACGTATCTAGGGACAGCCTTATTACTAAAGAAATCAATGTTGTATTGTGATGCAAGTGAGTCACCATACAAAGAGTTTATTGCTGCTAAAATATCAGGAACTCCGTAGAATGTGTTTAGTGGAGAGTATGACTTAAAGTGAATAATCTCGTTTGGTCTTGGATCTGTTCCAAGAGGGTTTGGGTTCGTTGCTGCAAAATTACGGAAATAAATAACCTTGTTTCCAATAACCTGAACAAAGCCATCACGCAATCTTCTAATTCTAATTGTTGTTGATGGAATGTGACCGACATATCCAATTTCGCCCTTAGTGGTTCTACCAACTTCTAGGTATGCGTTTCCAGTAGACTGAAGATCTGTAAAGATTTTTTCCATTGTAGATGTAAATGAATCTTCTGTGTTTAAAGATTCTAACCAATCTCTAACTTCAATCTTTGCTCTTTCAATTCTTTTTCTTGCTCTGCCAACTGCATCGTTATCTGAAGATGACTCTAACTTCAACATTGTTCTTGCTGAAACCTCAAAGTCATAACCAAGTCCAACAATGTTTTCTACTTTAGCATCAATGGCTGCGTGATTGGCAAATGATGTATCGTAATAACTTGCTAATTCATAAAGGTTCCATGGTGGTGTAATAACATCGAACAAACCATAACCATTTCTGTAGATAGTTCCTGGATTAATTTCTTTTGATCTTGCACCATTAATTCCAGTGCTTTCTGCTCTAGATGAGTCCATGTATGCTTGTGTTACTTCTGTCTTTGATATTCTGCTTGCTCTGCGTTTAAAGTTATTTTCTAATCCCTCGAAAACTTTTAGATCATCCCACGACTTATTGAATGGGTCTTGCTTAATAAAAGTATCATCTGCTGGTGCAAGTTCATCGATTCTTGCTGGGATTCTATATTCTGAATTATCTGACATTAGTCATCACTTCCATACTTTGCAATAGTGTCCTTGGCTGCTTGTACTGCTCCAAGGTCGTTCATTGAAGGAATTAGTCCTTCTGCTAGTCTTTGCTTCTGCTCAGAGTATTCTTCTTCTGAGATTCTAGTTAATCCTGGTACGAAGATGCATTCGCCATCTCCTTCGTCCCCGAAATGTTTTGCTGCTTCTTTTAGTTTTGAGATCTGCATAATGTCTCCACGCATTGACTCAATGTTTAAAACAGAGCCAGTTCCGTCTGTAAACCATTTTCCATTAGACTTTTTGTAAACATACAAACCCCACTCATAGTGCTTTTCAATAACCTTTGCACGGGACTCGCCAATCTGCCCCTTCATTTTAGGTAATGGCTTACGCTTTTTCTTTGGATTTTCTGGATTCATAACCATAAGTATACCATATTATACTGGTGTAGAGGTGCTCTGTTGCCATGATATTCCCTGATAAAAATTATATTCGTAGCCTTTTAGGGTAACCTTTTTGTCAGTATCAATGATTATCTTATTAGTTCCAGTATAACTCTTATAGATTATGTCAGGATCTACTCCATAGAAACTCTTGGTCGCAAGAACTAACATTCCTCCCCAGCGATATGCGGGTGTCCAAAAATCCCAATCTAGCGTCTCGGCGCCTGCATACTTAACTCTAAACCACTTTCTAAATGATGTCTGTTGAATCTCCTGGAGAGTTGTTGACTGGTAATACGAAATTACATTAAATGTTAACGGTCCAGTTA